TTTCTAGGTCTAATGCTTCAATAATAGACTTATTGTGTAATGTGGCTTTAGATACTATAGCGCCTTCTATATTAATTGGGTCAAAGTGTGCAACAGGAGAAACTGCTCCTGATTTTCCTACTTGCCAACTAACTTTTTGGAGTGTAGTGACTACACCAGTTTCCTGCTCTTTGAGAGCAAAAGCTCCTCTTGGGTGATGGCTAGTGTAACCGTGATAATCAAAACGATTGTTATCTGCAACACGGAAAACCGATCCATCTTTCGGAAACTTAGTGTAATCACTATCAATGGCAGTCTGGATTCCGAGGTTTGAAACAAACCTCATGTCCGAGACATAGTTATCTGTTGGGTAAGGCGATACTCCATGAGCAACAAAGTCTAGCTCTCTTGTCCTAAATTCTATACTGTCTTTAAGACTGAGCGCACCCGCTGCATAGTTTCTTGCGTTCGGTATCGTCTTTGGAGCGACTACTTCGCCACTAATCTGTAGCACTCCTTCATATTCTATTTGTTCTGGTACTAGATGTCTTATATTATGTGTTATATCTAATCCCTCTATTCCATCACCTCTTGTTAAGGCTTTATGAAACTCTCCACCACCATATAATATACTTATGGCGGCACCATCTAGTTTAGGAGTAACAATGAAATCGTCAGTCCCCCAATCAGGAGGACTGTCGATACCGTTAATTACTTTCTGGAGGGAAAACAATGGGAACAAGTGTTTGTATCTGCGTTCATAAGAACTCTTATATCCAATACTTTCTTCTGTTGCTATTGTTTGTAAGTAATCGAAAATCTCATCAGTCATGATGGGTTTGCCATTATAATATGCCATTGCGGCTCGTTTGATAAGATTTTCTAACATTTATATATTATACTAAAGATTTAACCATTTGTCAAGAATTATTTTCCGATATGTTCTACGTCACTTGGAGGGATTACTTGATATGCACCTTTGTTGTATGCTGGTGCGACAGTATATTTCTTACTGATTTCAACTTTCCATGAGTTATCTACTGCTGTTCCTTTGCCCCCATTGGTGGAGCTGACTGGAATCGAACCAGCGACCTTCGCAGTGCAAGTGCGACGCTCTCCCTGCTGAGCTACAGCCCCTTGTGTCCAAGTAGACTTCTGAGACTTACGCTTAGTGCGTAGTCTTTTTCGTTTGCGACCATGCTGGTCGTATCCTAAGCTTCCTTTTATTATCATAATGAATATTATACAGAAAATTTAAGGATTTGTCAAGAACTATTTTAAGTTAGGTATATTTCATCTAGTATTTCTTTGAACTCTGATTCGAGTATAGATTTGCTTTCTGCAAGTGATAAAATTTCTACTAGACCTGTGAAGAGTTCCTGTACATTTTCTAAATCTACCGGCATGGTTATACCCTCTTTCGAAGGTAACCATTCTTCATCAAAGTCTAAATAGTATTTTCGTAGTGATAAGTATTCAACTCCACGAAATGTATTTATTACTAATCGTATCTGTTGATTATCTTTTTCATTGATTACTCTTTCATATATACTTGGTGCGCCTAAATCAATCATTTTTAATAATCCTATTTAATGGAACAATGCTTGTTACATTTTTTGGCATAAGTAAACGATACGAATCTGTGTCCCAACAAAACAGTAGGACAGTATCATGCGCTTCTTTAGCTCGATTTTTCTTATCCTTTACATAAGGAGTCGAGAAGTCTCGAGTGCATATATTATATTTTAGTCTGCGTGAGTTCTTACTTCTGTAAGTGATGACAGCATCGCCTGCTTCATCTAGTTTTTTATTAAAGTCATCTTTTGTCATATTTCCTCCAGTAGTATCCAACAAATGATATTTTGAATCGTACTATTTTTGGTCTCTATGTTGAGATGCAAAAAACTAGGGCAGTCTGCACTACCCTAGTGAAAAACTAAACTAAATTAATTGTTTAAGTTATTTACTATTGTTGTAAAGTATACTGCTGCTTTACCAGTCAACTTTGATATAATCGCGGGATCAACTTCTTGACCTGCATCTGTCAAAGCTGTTGTTAGGTCTGCTTGCGCGCCTGCAACACTTACTCTACCACCGCCACCACTTGAGCCATTAGAACTACTCTTCGCTGGTGTTTTTCTGACATATACACCTGCCTTTGTAAGTATCATTCTAACACCGTTGGGAGATTCCTCTAACTGCTCAGCGATGTCTGCTACTATCTCCATACTATTTTCTGGAGTAGGTTCTTCTGCAGTATATAAATCTACTGCCTCTTGTTTTTTCTCGTCTGTCCAAGACATATTTTTTCTCCTTCTTTTATTTTTGTAAGACTCAGGCAACCCAGGGCACCAACCCGTTGCTTCCTTCATCTGCATGTAAAATCTATCACTCATAATATTATTATATATAAATATTTGAGCGGAGTCAAGAACTATTTTTTATTTCCTATTTAAAATACTTTTTAAGTGTATCGAGCTTGTCTTGAGCTGTCGCTAATTTCTCTAACTCTAGTTCAATCGCTTGAACAATCTCAGGGTGTTCGCCGATACCCACTACATTTCTTTCATATGCTTTTATATTAGCATGGGCTATAGCAATATCGCCCTCTAGTTTTTTACTCAGTGCTTCTAGTAAATAGTTCATATTCTTTTGATTCTTAAAACATAATTTTCTGCAGCATTTTCTGCATACATTTCATTATGTCCTTTATAAAACTCTGTTTTTATTAGTTCACCACAATCGTAAAATCTACAACCCCAATGATTATCTAATTTTATAACATCTGCTCTAAGGTCGCCATCTACGAAAGTTGAATAATTATTTTCTTTCATCTTCTGTTGTTGCTCCGTTTACAAATGACCTTATAAACTTTTCTGCCTGATCATCAAACATAAAAGCAAAAATAATTATTGGTAATGTTACCGCAAAAAATAAAGTCATTATAATTGTTGCTACCACCTGATTATTTGCTAATAAAGAGGTTGGTGCTATATTTTTTATTACTTGTAATGATGGAAACCATAGTTTCCAAAGTGCCATACCCACGCCAGAGACGTAAGCGGCTATTATTATTTCCCACATTTTCCATTTTCCTATAAGTATTGTTTTAAGTGTCTAAGACTTCCTAACTCATAAGCTAACGCTGTACCCCAAAATCCTGTTTTTTCACCGTCAATCCAAGGAAACAATGTGTTTGAAGTGTCACAAGGTTCTAGAATGTATACTTTATAACATTTAGCTCCCCATTTATCTTCATAATTTACACACTGTGCTATGTTGCCATAACAAGCATATCCTCGTCTTTCAGATTGATACTTTTGCGATATTTCATTTTTGATTATCGCAAACTTATTTCTTTTTGGAAACCATACTTTCTCGTTATAATCAAATTCTTCTGCTACACATTGTTCTGGTAGCATGGCTTTTCTCATGCCTTCATAATCTGACTCTGGAAGTTTTTGTGGTATTCCTGTTCTTTCTACTATGTTTTTCACAAAAGCAGGTGAACGATACAAGCTTTCAGCGATGGTAGAAACATTCATACCATCTAAATACATTTTTACTACTGAACTAATCTCGTCATCAGTAGCCATTTTACCTTTGTTCTGAGACTTTCTTCTTTCTTTAAAAGCCAAAGTGTCAAGGTGCTCATCTATGATTCTCTGAAGTCTGGTCGTGTTATACCTAATATTCAGCATTTCACAGGCTTCTTTTTTTGTTATAGGAGTTTCCTGTTCGAGTTGTGAGATAACTCTTTGTATGTTATCATAAGATAACTTTTCTCCTGATTTACTTCTTATCATAATGTTCACTCCCTAATAATATAATTGCGTAGTGTATTATTTTTAGTAAATCTTTTGGGTTTTTCCCCTCTTTCTTACCATATCTTTGGGCATACTTAATTATATTACCCATGCAAAAACCCTCTCCGTGTCCTGCATCAAATACAAATTCTGTTGTTTGTATTTTATTCTTAGAATAGTGCTGTCCATATGTTGATATTATATAACTTCTAGCCCAGTTTAGTGCTTCTTCTTCATTAAACTTCATCAGTTAATAACTCCACTAAACTGCCATATCCTCCAATTTTTTCACCATTAAATATGATCTGCGGAAAAGTTCTCGCACCAGGAAAGTTTTCAAACATATCTTCTTTTTGAAAGTCTTTTCCAAATACTAAATATTTTACTTCACAACCTCGTTGTTCTGCCAAACTTTTTGCCATTCTACAATAATGACAGCTTGGTGAGCTATAAATTACTACTGTATTTTTCATATTAATCCTCATCTATTGGGTTATCATAATAGTCGTGTGTTCCATCAAGGTATCTTTGTTTTCTTTCTTGTAATACAAGAGAAGATTCCCAAACCATTCTACCCATAACTACTACGAGTATTATTCCTAGTGTATATTGAAGAACTTCTATCATTTTGCTGTTATTCTTTTATCATACCAAGCGAGACCTTCGTCCCACCAGTCTGGTTGCTCTCTGTGTGACCACTTAGCAAACGTTGCTTTGTCTGTATGGTAATACAGGCGGTATGACCCGATAACATCAGATTCGTCTTTCAGTTCATCGGGCATAGCCATAAGAAATGGAGTGAGTCCTTGTCTAGGCATATTCTTCGGATCTGGTAGCTTGTTTATTACTGTTTCTACTGATTTATGAAGTTTGCCATAGCGATAATGGTATTCATCATTCAATGCGTTAGCATAGCAATGAACCCACTCAAAATTATCTAGTGAAGACCTAGTCCATATCGTGCAAGGGTGATTATACATCATGGGTAGATATGGTGTCAGTGGTCTTTCCTCTAGGGGGAGATGTTTGATTTCTGACTTTTTAGAATTGAGAACTTCTCTTTCTTCTGCGTTTAATGCTCTAGGAACAAATCCTAACACTTCATCAATCCATATAGCCGTGCATAATAGCTGTGCTGCCTCAAGAGGCATCTTAACTATATGCTTGTCTACATGGTACTGTGCGCATTTGTCTAAATCTTCATCTAAATAAAATAAATTCATAAATGATATTATACTAAAGATTTGACCATTTGTCAAGAATTATTTTTACTTATTACCAAAGGCTCGTCCAGCCTCTGAGATTCCAAATGCTCCTAAGGTTACTACCACAAAAGAAGTGTATATAGTATCAGATACTCTTAAATCCATATCCCAGAATGCTGTGACTAGGTCACATACTCCGAATACTGTCATTAAGAAAAATGATATAAAACCTATTATAGCTTTCTCGTTTACATCATTATCATCTAAAAATAAATCTATAAACTTTCTTTTTGGTGGAGCAAGTCTTTTCCTTGCGGATTCAGCTTCCATTTTCATCTCTTTAATAGTATCTTCGGACTTATCAAGTTTGTCAATAAGAGCCATATACTTATCTAAATCAATTTCTACTTCGTTTCTACTGTTATCTGCTCCTTCTACCATTTACTTGTCCTTTGCTTTACCCACATTAAGGGCAACCCAGTCTAATACTTTATAGACTTTCTTTACCCAACCATCGTCTATGGGGGTAGGTGTAAGGGCTGCAACTAATGATGCTCCCATTACTATCCATGGTACTAATTGTACCCATGCAACAATCCACTGTGCGAATTCTAACATATTCCTTTCCTATTCTGTCTTACGACAGCCTTTGCAGAGGGACGTATCTCTCTATAGTAGCTACATCTATATCCTCTAACTTTTTAAACTCAACATCATAACAAATAAGTTTGTCTGAGGTTGATTGTTTAAACTTTAATGGCATAAAACTCTCATGTGTTGTGTATTCTCTACTGTGAGTTTTATTACTCTTTAAACTTCTAAATTGTATTTCGACTATACCTTCTCTTAATAACTCTATTAATTTATCACTATCCATCATTTTTCTTTTATTTGCTCTATTAGTTTAGTGTTTTCATCACTTAGTTGCTTTATTCTCAATTGTAAGTTATGAATTTCAGCTTGCATACCAGCTATGGTAGCTTTGTAAGCGTCTTCTGTTGTCATTTAA